TGCGGCTTCTAAATTAGATGAAGGTGCGCCATTAAGTAGTAATGAACCTGTCATTGTACCACCTGCTAAAGGCAGATGATTAGCAATGGACGTTGCCATTGTTGCTGATAAAGCTTCTACAATACTAGTTGAATATGCACTTACTGCAGTTAAGTTTGTATTAGTATTGCCTATGCTTGTTGCCATAGTCGCTGACAAAGCAGTAATGTTCGTATTTACATTATCTATGCTTGTAGCCATTGTTGCAGATAATGCAGTAAGATTAGTATTTGTATTATCAATACTAGTAGCCATATCTGTCTTTATGCTGGTTGCATATGCAGATACATTAGCAATTGTACTATTTATACTTGTAATAGTAGGACCTACAAAACCAGAAGCACTTACTGTACCGCTTACTTGTATACCATATGGAAAATCTGCATCTTGTCCATCAGCAAGGGTAAGCATAGAAAATGAACCTGTATTAGTAAGACGTATTTCATTGCTTTGAATAAATAAATTACCAGTACCTACTTCACTAATTAATGAATGAGAACCATTATGTGTAATTTGTAAATCATTTGAATCACCAAAATTTAATTTGGCATTATCAGGAAAAGATGCCGCAGAAGTTATTGCTAAACGGTCAGTAATTGTAACTACAGCAAATGTTTGGTTGCTTGAAATATTTATTGTACCTGATACACTAATATCAGCAATTGGTGCAGCATTTTCTGTAAAGCTAATACCTGTACCTGCACTTATCTGTTTCATAGTACCAGAACCGGGTAAACCAGTTATGTTACTACCGTCACCATATAGATATGTTGCACTTACTATACTTGTTGTAATGTTTTGAGAAGTTAGATTACCATCTATAGTTGCATTACTACCTACATCTAAAGTAGATGCAATGTTCATAGAACCAGAAACAGATACATTATTTTCTACATATAGTGAAGAACCAGAAAGTGTACCACCTACAAATGCATTTGCAGAAATAGTTGTAACGGCAGATACATCTGTAATACGTCCATATACATCTACAGTAATGCTATTCATAGGACCATATGTAGATGCAGAAACGCCTGAATCGCCCATTGTAATAGTTGGGTTACCAGCTACACCATTAGCATTAGTAACGCTAAGAGGACCTCCTACGGCTATTGAACGCCCATATAAAGTTCCACTATCTCCTACTACAATACCTGTTGTACCTGTTAGGTCTGCAACGTTATTAAGAACAGATGCAGTTGCAGTTAGTGTTTCACCTTGTAATTGAATTGTGCCTGTAAGATTAATGGCACTATTGGAAAGTTGTAAAGGACTAGTAGTACCTTCACCGTCTTCTACATTTCGTAAAGTTGCATCAATACCTGAATTACTGTTGCTAATTTGCAACAAGTCTTTATAAGTATTCGCAATTAATTTACCAGTAAGTGTAGTCATTATATTAGATTCCAGTACTTGCTTGCATTATTCCAAGTGAGTTGAGTACCATTCCATGTCTGGTTTCTATCATTATTACTCTCTGGCCTTGCATCTTGAACCCATAATCTTTCTTTAGATAAAGAAGGGCTTTTATTTTGAGGATGGCTTTTATAATCATAACTACCCTCATAATCATTAGGACAGACAAGTAAACCACTTGAATTTACTTTCATTATAGAACGTCTATACTCAAATCCGCATATTTGACATTCTTGTATTGTTCTATTACCTCTTGCCATTTTATACTCCCGGTGGGTAAGGTGGCAACCAATCAGTAACTGTTACATTTGTAGCTGGCATAGGAGAACGAGGGCGTGGGTCTTTAACTGAAATGTCATCAGAAACTCTAGGTGATTTATTCTGAGGATGGTTTTGTTTATCATATGCACCTTCAAAGTCCATAGGACATACCATCATACCATAAGTATTCTTTTTTAATTCTTTTAGTCTGTAACGAAATCCACATATATCGCAAATTCCTAATGTCTGCCTACCTACAGCCATTATATCATAACTCTAGGCCTAAAGAAAATACTTACACGTTCTCTATCTTCATCCATTGCACGTTGCAGTCTTTCTTCGTATTCTTGTTTAATCATACTAATACGCCCTGCTTCTACACCCGGACGTTTCATAGACATATGATATGCAAGTCCTGCAGTTAGGCATGGAAGAAACCTACGAGAAATATCTGCATTCTGTCCTGCAGATTTATTAACATCTTGCATATAACTAACAAGTTCTAATTTAACAGTATCGGTAGAGTTTTCAGGAATAGGCCATAAATATACAATAGGTGAACCACGTTCATGTCTTACTGCATACTGTGTACTACGACCCTTTTGACCTTTATTAGGTATCTTGAGATATTCCTGCATAGAAATACGTTCAAGTTGAATATCTGTATTATCACGATTATGAACAGCTTCTAACACATCAATAGTAGAAGATGCAAGAGTATATGCAGTTACACTTACAGATACCGCAACAGTAGACGTATCTGCAGTCCAAAGCATTACACCACGATTTTGCCAATCCTGAAGTAATAAATTGATAGAACGTCTAGCAGACTTAGGTTCATGTCCTAATGTCTGTTCACCACCTATCATTTCTGAGGCTTCTTGGATTACCTCATCTATGTCCATATTAAAGTCATATGTGCCTGACGTAGCCATTAGTAAACCCTACCACCTTTTCTAAATTTTTTACCAGTCCTTGCACTTTGTACAAAATAAGAACCCTTATCATTTTTACCAACAAGATAAAGCATACCAGTTTTGTTTTGTAAACTAGTAGCTTCTTTGATAGCATCTGACATGTCTTTATATGTTTTATCAGACATAGTTACTTACCCTTTCTTTTTATGGGCTTTTTTCTTTTTCTTTTCTTTCCGGGTTTGGTTATTTGTTGCCCAACGGATGAACGACTTATAGCCATTAATAAAGCCTGTTACAATGCCCAACACTGCCACCACTTTTTTTCTTTACCATACCACCATACTTACGTCCTACACCCATGCTTTCTCTATTCATTGGATGTAATGGGTCAGCTTGATGGTGATAACCCTCACGTTTTTTAAACTCAGCAAAAGCTTTCTTTTTACTCTTAGGTGCTTTTACAGTTTTCTTTTTTGATATACTGCCACCTTCTTGTTTTTTGGTTGTTTTTATTTTTTTTGTTTTCTTAGTTTTTGGCAAAGGACGAGTATCTTTTTCTGTAATTCCCATCATTTTCATTGCTTCATCTAATTTACTATAATTAACAGCCATTACGCTTTCCTTCCATATTTTTTATGCGATTGAGTTTTCGGTGGGCTTTTCTTGCTACCACCCTTACCAGCCCACAAAACTTTATCAGCCCAGTAAGCAGCGGATAGCTTACCCTTCTTAATGTTCTGTGCATGGCGTGATTTAAAAGACTTACGTGCAGTAGAAGAGTAATTATGACCGTATCCTTTTTGTCCGAAATGAATAAGTCTAACTGTGTCTCCTTCTTTGGCAAGAACCATTCCTTTTTTCTCTGGACGTGTTGACTTACGAGGTTTATTAAATCCTGCAAATGTTGTACCACGATATTCAATCCTTCCTGACGGTAAACGTTTTACTCCGGGGTATTTGCTTTTGGTAGTCATTACTTTACCTTCCTATAACGTTTAACTTTTTTGGCGACAGTCTTAGGTTGCTTAACGAATTGTTTTCCCTTTGCTGTTCCTTTTCTTTTAGCTGCCGTAGTCTTAGCATATTCTTTTGCGGATAACGCTTTGATTGCCTTAGCTGGGAGATAGCGTTCACCTGTTGCCTTTGAACCTTGAGTAGACGGTTTACCACTCTTTGTTGTCCACTTTTGTTTTGTCCAAGCTTTTAGACTCCTTTGTGGTTTTTTTAATCTTGCCATTTTATTTTCCTATTATATCATTATATTGATATGTTTACAAACTTTTTAAGTACATAGCCCAAACACCTAATAAAGTAAAACTTATTACAATTAAAAAACTAATACCAGTTAATTCTAATATTTGCTTTATCTTACGTTCTCTATCTTCTATTGCTTTTAGTCTTGCTTTACGTGCTTCTGCTTGATAACGTTGCCAATCCTGCCACAGTCCGGGACGACCTGCATAAATCATCCACTGTTTAAGTTCGTCTTCTTGTTGCTTTAGTTTTTCTAAACGCATAAAACTTTCTAAAACAGAAGGGTCATTACTACCTTTTAGTTTACTAGCTTTTTTACGTGCTTCTTCTGTAGCATTTACATACTTACCTACCGAAGATGCAACATCAGCAATTTCACGACCGTTTTGAATAGCTGTTTTTAAAACAGCAAAAGCAGCGTTGGCTGCGGCTATCTCTGCTAACATTTGCTACTCCACAATCTTTACGATGTAATTCTTACCGTCTGGACCTTTGCTAATTTCAACTGTTTTGTTTTCACAAGAATACCGTACATTGCCTGTGTTTTTGTACAAGTTTCTTTCTATCGTGCGTTTAGCTTTCAAACACTTTGATAGCTTTTCAAAGGCTGTGTGTTCAGCTACATTCCCCGCAAGGTAAAGTATCAAAGTAATTGTTTCAGTCACCATAGTTTCCGTTTCGCATTTTCTCAAGACGTGCTTCTATAGCACTGATACGCTTCTCATAAAACTCCAAAGTTAGTTTCTGTTGTTGGTCATGTGGCGCACGACCTTCATCTATCTGTGCTGTCAGTTCATCTAACTGGTCAGCAAGGTGTTCAATTAACATGAACTGTTCACTGTCGGCAGGTAGACTGCCCATTTCTCCACGAGGCCATTTAATACGAAACTCAGTATTCTGTCCTAAGTCAGACTCCATCATTGTGATGTTTGTTTCTATCTGATTAAGACGTTCTATAATACCAAAGTATGCCCACGTTGCGAGTGACGCTGCAGCAACCATGCTGATAATATTGCGAAGGGGTAACGCAACCTCAGTGTTTTCGTTCAATTTTGCAGCCATTAGCTTTTATAACCGCCACCTGCTTTTTTGTATTCAGATGCAAGCAACTGCGCTTTTCTTGCTGACCATTGACCAGCTTTACCGCCGCGTGTACCTGCTTTAATTCTTTCAAATAATCTTTTACGCATGGTAGGCTTAGTATAATTACCTGCTTTATTTACAGTAGACTTTGGC